GAATTTGATCCGCCTCATAATCACTNATCTCACATCGAATATAAGATTTACTTTTTTGTACTTCTTTGCCAGCTTCACGCATCAACCAGTAAATTTGATTGATATGAAGCCCATCTGGCAAATCACCCCCTTTCATTCTAACTGTTTCACACCATGCGCCAAACTGCTCTAACCAACCGTCAATAGTATATTTAGACCAATCCATTTGTTGTGTTTTTAAAACTGCACTCATTTTTCACCTACCAATTGCTCAATTTGTTTAATCGCCACGCCTGCTTTCACTTGCTCTGTGCTGAACCGTAAAACTGTAAAACCCATCATTGCTGCGGAGTTGTATTTCTCCATATCCCCTAAATAGCCCTTGCCTCTTGTGTGACGTCCATTGCTGAATGCACCGCCTTCCACTTCAACTAGGATCATGTATCCTTCAATTCGAAAGTCAGCCTTCCAACGACGCTCGGGATGGAATCTAAACTCCTGCTCATAAGCGATCTTCATCACATCTAGCTGACGGCAAAGCATTGCTTCGCCCTTGCTAACACCTTGTCTATGCTTCAATGGCACGCTAGAACGCGCCACTGGTTTTGATCTAATGCGTTGTGAGTCTTTGAATGTGGTCATTTGTCACGCTCCCAAAACTTTGGTTGTCCTAGTCTTTTCCATTCTTCATAGTGAGCTGGGCAAACATGCACATCATCAACAAAGTTGCCGTCTTCATCCTTCATTGGCACTTGCTCTGCAATCTTGTATGCATGAACATTGCAAAGCACACCATCACAAGTTTTTCCATTAACTGGATAATCGCAAAGCCAACTGCCTTCTTTCAGAATCGTTTCAGAGCAAACATTGCAGCAATATGGCGCAATGAACTTTGGTGACAAGGTAGTCCAGACATAATGATTTCTTTGGTCTAGGTAAGTTATTGGCATCCTTCCCCCTTGAGCGCTTGCTCTAACTGCGCTGCACAGTGGTAACACCCTTCTTCATAACCTTCTGTCCAATGAGTGGTTTTATCAAAAGCAATTTCATTCCATGATTCGATTAGTTTTAGTGCCGCATCCACCCGCTTTTGCAGCTCGTCACTTTTCTGGACTTCTTTCACATACATTTCATCAAGCGTTTCCGATACAAATATGTATTCACTTAATTGCTTTTGCAGCTCCTCCACTTTCGCTTGCTGGTGCTGCCATGCATTGGCCCATGCTTCCCACTTTTCGTTAAATGACTCCAAGTACATTGCATCAATTCTTCTTGAACCATTTGAAACATATCTTCCAAATTTCCCAAGAGTCATATCAAAGTCGACATCTGCTCTAAATAGCCCAATCCAGTACTTTTGCTTCTCAAACTCTTCTCTACACTTATCCATTCTTCACCCCAATCTATTGAGCTTGTCAGCCTCGTTAATGTGCGCCTCAGTTACTTTGCAGTTAGGCGAAATGTGGTTTTCTGGCTTGTCTAGGATTTCTAATTCCCTTGAATTCGAGGGTTTATCAATGCGGTGGCCTGCTTCAATGTCATCTTCTGACGCAGGTTTTAACGCAGCCAGGCTTACTAAGCTCCATCGGCCTTGTGATTCAACTACAGCATCACCGTCTTCAATCTGAATAAATTTCATTAAGCAAGGTGGCAGTAAACGGCAATATGGCTTTGAAGTATCAAAGACAACCCAGTCACCACGTTCAAACTCTTTAAAATCACGCATGGCTGGCTCCTTTTAAACTTGGCAATTGATCAATAAACTCCAAAGCTTCTTCAAGGCTCTCTGCATACCCAACATCGAGTTGTGGCTCACAATCAGGGTCCGCATCTAAGAGTTTGTTTTCAGTATCGGCGTCTATGTCAATAAAGTAAGCACCACCACCACCATAACAATCAGACATGTATTCCCAATGAACTTCTGCGGGAATCCCTTTCTTCTTGAGTTCTGATCTAATTTTTCTACTACTCACGGAATCACCTTTATATTTTTCATAAGCCAATTAGAAGCTGCCGGATGTTTCCAAGCGCCTAGTTCTTCGTACCAACACATTAGATTGCCGCTTTCTATTTTGAAGAATCTTGTTTGACCACCCAACGAAGTAAAGAAGTGTGTAGCGCCATCTGGAGTGTCTTTTTTATTACTCATCCCCGCCTCCGTATATTGATTCGTGGTCTTTGATTGCTTGCTTCAAACGATCTGATTTGTAACCATCTGGAACATATGCTTTTGCACCTTGTAAGCCACCAAGCTTCTTGACCAAATCCAAAGACTCTATGAGGCGATTGACCACATCACGCTCAAATACACGTTCGCCATGGTGAGGCTTGATTTCATCTGTAAAATCAATTTCACCTTCATGAACCACCAAATACTTAGCAGTGTTGACAAATGACATTGATATTCTGAAAGTGTTAGGCCCAAACTCACGAATAAACTGTTCTGGTTTCATACCGCCTCCTTGTAACGTTTAGTAATGGCTTCCTGCTTAAGCTGGTCTAGCATTTTCAGCTTTCTTAATTTCTCGTATAGGTTCGCTGCTGCTCTTGTTTCTTCATTACGAGTACCGAGGTTGTACGCTCTGCGCAGCTTCATCATTGAGGTGTAATCTACAAATTCGTTCATGCTTTCAGCTCCCCTTTAACATTCAGGATGTCTTTTGCGTATTGCGTAGCCTTGTAGGTTGCATATGAATCTTTTTCTAGGTACCCACTTTTGATTAGCTCTTGGACATAGCATTGAATAGTGTTGTTAGGTGCATCTAACACATAGTCACGTAAATCCTTCATTGTGAAAGGCTCAGTCGCATGCGTTGCGAACAACAAAATGTCAAAAATGTTTTGGAACGCGATTACTCTTTGTTTTGGATTCACGCCGCACCTCTCTCTTCCACTGGGAATGACATCCCAACGAAACGGCAAATATCTAAACGGTCTTGAACATTCACAGATCCACGCTTGCCATGACGGTTTTTGGCAATAATTAACTCGGTTACACCAGTTGGCGCATTAGTCTCTTTTTCGAGGATTGGATGAACCATGATGATTTGGTCTGCATCCTGTTCAATCTGTCCAGAATCCTTAAGATCACTTGCTACTGGCTTGTGTCCTTCTGCTCCACGGTTAAGTTGAGCCAATGCAATTACTGGACAATCAAACTCTTTAGCCATGGCTTTTAAATCACGGCTAATTGATGCAACTTCCTGAACACGGTCTTTTTTAGATGGGTCACGAATTAATCCCAAGTAGTCCACAATGATGCAGCCTAGAGTCTTGTATTTACGTTTTGCTTTACGTGCATAGCTTTGGATTTCAGAGATAGTTGGCTTCTGTTTCTCTTCAATAAAAATTGGAAGGTTGCGGAACTGAGCTATGGTGTCTGTAAGCTTTTCAAACATCCCGTCATAAATTTCCCCGTTGTGAAGATTGTTATATGGGATATGCCCTAATGCTGAGATCATGCGGTTGGTTAGGGTTGGTGTGTCCATCTCAGCAGAGATAAATAAAACAGGCATGTTGTAGCGCTTAGCAGTTTGCATTGCACACATTTGCGCGAGTGTTGACTTGCCACTACCCGGACGACCACCAATAACGCAAAAATGTCCTTTCTCGATAGTCCCAAGAAGATTATCTAAATGTGGAATATTGAACTGAACACCAATGAACCCCTTATCTTCTTTTTGAGCAATTTTCTTTTCGAATCTTTCAAGAGTTTTTTCTAGTGCTTGATTGAAATCGAAACTAGTCTGCTTAGCCTCTAAGGTGCTGCTTGAAGTGCTGAATAGGTTCTCAGCTTCAAGGTAAATGTCACTTACTGTTAAGTCTTTAGCGCGTCCAGCAATAGCTAAACCAATACCTTCAACTTCACGATGGTTTTTTAACTTAGTTAATTCTGCGACAAAGTATTCAAGGTGATGGACACTACCAATAGCGCTATTAAGTTGAATTAAATATTCTTCACCGCCGATATCGTTAAGCAGATTTCTTTCTTGTAGATGCTTGCCAACGAATACTGCGTCATACGGCATATCAGCATTTGATAACTCAACAATGGCGCGATAAATGATTTTGTGTCGTCCAGCGAAGAAATGTTCCTCAGTCAAATCGTTTGCAACTACTTCAAGTGAGTTGCTTGTTGTCATGAGTGCAACAAGAACACTCTGCTCAATAGAAATATTTTGGATATCAGAACTCATTACCAATCTCCATAATTAAGATCAGCATTTTTCATATCTGCTGGTGTTTGTTGTTGTGCAGAACCATTCAAAGTTTCAAATGCTGGCTTCCAGTTGTAACGACTAGCAAACCCAATCCACGATTCACTCAAAACAATACGAGCTGCATCATTAGTTGAAATCCCTGCATTGCAGCTTTCGTGGTAATGCTTGATCACAGCATCAAGAGTTAATGGTTTTTTAAGGGTCTTACGGTATTCATTGAATCGTTTAGCAACCTCAAGATCTAAACCGATAGCGACAAGAGCTTCACATGGTTTCTTCCCTTTCAAGATTTTTTCAAGCTCAGCCGTGCTTAACTTACTATCTGTAGTAATCTCTGTAGTATTCTCTGTATATGTGTCACCCTCCAGGTGGGGAGGGTCTTCCCTGTAGGGTGGGAGGTCATGACTTTCAAGTGAGGAGGGTCCTACCGTAGAAGTTAGGAGGGTGGTCACTTCAAAGAGAACATGGGTAACTAATTCAATGAACAAAACATTGCTAAGTTTTTGACCATTTACATCTACAGAGCGGAAATGACGCTTGATCACGCCGAACTTTTCAAGACGATCTAATGCTTCTTTAACTTGCTTCCTTGAGAACCCAAATTGATCTGCTAGACTCTGATATGAGCGTTGCAATAAATCAGCTTTGAATTTTTTCTTTACCGAAACGATATGCCCAGAATCTTCATCACGGACAATAGTCGGACGGTGCCAATAAACAATTTCTGAAAGCAAAATGACCGCATTTGTATCGGGCTTTCCATTTTCCAATTTGAAAGTATTAAACCAATTAGCAGGAATGACATTGCCTTCAATATTGAGGCTGGCAATTTTGTCTACAACCGGATGACCTGTGGTGTATAAGCTCATACAACACCACCTTGCTTAAATTCCTTATACAGCTCATCAATTTCTTCAATGAAGAAACTATCTAAATCAGAGTCATATAAGCGTTTTAAAGCTCCATATCGATTTACAAACTCAGGGTACTTAGATTCGTACCACTGAATAAATTTAAAAGTGGTTTTACTCATCTAGTTCCCCTTCTCTACTGTTTCTGCTAATATTGAATGGTTCATTTAATCCACCTTGTTTGAACACTAAGCCTGATCCACGAAATCAGGCTTTTTCTTTGTAACCAAGCTCAAAACACATTCCGAAATCTTCAATGTCATCTTGAAAAAGATCGTCAATGGTTTGCTTGCTTTCCATCCACGCTTTTGACATCACAAAAAGCGCATTCAGCTTTTCTTCACTAATCATTCGATATTTCTTGAGTACAGTTTTAAATCCAAGAATGTCCAATAGCACCAAACAGTTCTCAAGCTCAGTCAAGCCATTGGATTTTCTATCATTTTTCATTCGTGATAATGTGCTTGGATCAATCCCCAACTGTTCAGCAACCTGACTTTGATTGCTTGATGCAAGGGCTTGCAAAACTCTAGAAACTTCATTTCTAGCCCTTGCACTCAATTCGGTTGATACTTTGCTCATGGTTTAGTTCCTAAGCGGTTAATGCTTGTAAATCGGCTTTAAGTTTGCCTTTGGTTTTGACTTGCAGGACTGCTTGAGTTCTGGCTGGTATACCGTTGTTTTCCCACTTCCAGAGGGTCACAGTTGAATATCCAGTTTTTTCAGACAACTCTTTCCGGTTTTTGCAGTCGTGGTATGTCATGAGATCACTAATTTTCATGGTTACACCAAGTTAACTATAGTTAATAAACCAAATTTACCACTTGTTAACCATAGTTTCAATAGATCGTATTAACATTAGTTAATGTTTTTGGAATATTTGTTATGTCTTTACACTCTCGAATTAGGCAAAAACTTGAAGAAAAAAAATTAAGAGCCGCTGATTTAGCAAGAGCAACAAAAAAATCTCCTGTTGCTGTAAAGAAATGGCTAGATGGCACTAGCGTTCCTACAGCGGGAAACTTGAAAGTCATTGCGAAATTTTTAGGTGTGAGTGACGATTGGTTGCTTTATGGTGGACCGGTTGAACAGGAATCGAACAATTTACCTCAATTAAATGTTCTTGATATTGAAGCCTTTAAGCAGAAGTACAATATTCCAGATAGTGAAGAAGCTGTTAAATTTGTCCAAACACCAACTAAGCCATTCCCTATTCAAAAAAGATATGTCCCTGTTAAAGCCTATTCAAAGATGGGTATGGATGGGTATTTCACAGATATGGGATATGATGGGAACGCAGGTGATGGATATGTTCCAACTCATACAGCGGGTCCAAGAGCCTATGGTATTAAAGGCACTGGCGACTCAATGTTTCCAGCAATTCGTAATGGCTGGTATGTAGTTTGCGATCCAGATGCTGAACCGGTTCCAACTGAATTTGTACAAGTGTGCTTAAAGGATGGACGCTGCACAATTAAGGAATTTGTTGGAATAAATGGTGGGGTTTTGAGTTTGTTGGCTGTTAATGGTGGCGAACGCCTATCTTTTGACATGGATGAAGTTGAAAGTATTACCGCTATTACAGATATCGTGCCGCCAAGTCAGCACAGACAAGAACATCCTTATTCGCATTAATCACAGGAAGACTTATGAACAACTCTAAACTACCAATCAACCAGATTATTGCTCGCATCAATGATGCTGCGAAACATGGTGAAGCTTTGGTGCTAACAGCCGAAGAAGTAAAGATTCTTTCTAAAGATATTGGCGACAAAGTCTTTATTCCTGTGCTTACTAATGAGCAGGTCGTGCAGTTGGTAAAAGAAGGAAAGCTAGGACAACAGATTGATAATACTGAAAAGTAAAATCTTATGAGTAAGAAGGATAAACAGCCCAAATCAATTTTTTGTAGGCTAGATAATAAAACTGTGAGCACAGTGCAGCTCAAGTAAATTCAGGAAAAGAAATGGTGAATAATAGAAATATATTAGTTCAAAACATCCAAATATCTGTTTCAACAGTAAATAATGATGATTTTATAAGCTTAACTGATATGGTGTCGGGTTTTGAGGGTGGATCATCACTTATAGAATCATGGTTAAGAAATAAGGATACTGTAGAATTTTTAGGTGTTTGGGAGAGAATAAATAACTCAAATTTTAATTCCCTCGAATTCGAGGGAATTAGAAATCAAGCTGGTTCCAATCGTTTTACCATGTCAGCCAAGCGTTGGATTGATTCGGTAAATGCAATTGGTATAGTTGCCAAAGCTGGTCGTTATGGCGGAACGTATGCTCACAAAGATATTGCTTTTGAGTTTGGTGCATGGTTAAGCCCCGAGTTCAAATTATATCTGATTAAGGAATTCCAGAGACTAAAAGAACAAGAAGCTCAAAGAGATTCCATAGAATGGCAAGTTAAACGTGAATTATCAAAAATCAACTATCGCATCCATACAGATGCGATTCAGCAACATTTAATACAGACCGTACCTCAAAATAAACAAGGCATTGTTTACGCGAGTGAAGCCGATATGTTAAACACGATTGTATTTGGAAAAACCGCCAAGAATTGGAAGCAAGACAACCCAAATCTAAAGGATGGCAATCAACGGGATTATGCCACAGCACTTGATAACCTTCTGATGGCAAACTTGGAGTCATACAATAGCATCCTAATAACCCAGGGTTTAGATATGTCTTCTCGCTTCAAAGCATTGACCGATACAGCTAATCAATTTAGACAATCAATGCAAAAATCCACGGCAATGGGAAGGCTTGAGGATCAATCAAAGCCGTTATTAAGTGAACATAAAACTAAAAAGAAATAGTGACACTCAAAACCGTGACCCGACACGGTCCTTTAGAACATATCGGGAGGAGTATTTCACGTGAGTAAAATTGTAAATATTAATTCTGAACTAATTAATTTCTATATTGTCTTAAACGATCATGCTCTTGAAATTGATCTTAAAAACAGTGATAGGATCTGCTATACAATGATGGATAGGGATACGATAAATAAATTCATATCATCAACAGACAAAGACCAATTTTATCTTGATAACATTAAGTCAAATAGAAACTTCCGCTCAGAAATTACACTTAAGAAGCACGCTTAGGAGTTGGGTGGTGACCTGCTAGTTTTTCTAACTTTTCAATGGCATCTGAAAAGAACTCGCGTCTCCACTCTAAATCTAATTCACCAGCATATAGCGCTTCTAGCACAATCAGCTTTAGCTCGCCTTCTAAA